GTCTTCTTGAATTTGATTTCGTATTCCGCGGCTTCGTAATTCTTTATGACATTGCGGATATGCTCATTTGTCAAACATTCGTAAATTTCGCAAACCATACCCGCGGGCAACTTCTGTCCTCCGATTTGCACTTCTGCTTCGGGCGGTAATTTGCACACTTCCGCGATCATCATACAAATTTCCTCCGCTTGCGCGCGGTCGCAAGGGTCGAAGCATTCTATTTCGATCCTGTCCCGAACTTCCTCCAAGACTTCACGGAACGACCCGACGCGACTTGACTTTGACGCGACTTCCGCACAGCGTAAAGAAGAATTATTTTTGTTTTGGTATTCCATAGTTTTTTGCACTCCTAAAAATCAATATTTTGTCCTTGCCTTCGTCGAAGAAATACTATACAATACAAGGCCGACAAGCGGGCATATTTTCCCGCGAAAATACTTGACTTTTGGCCGCCATTATGTTATAATGAATATGTAATCAGCAGGCGGCAAAAAGTCGGCTATAAACGGCGCGTTCATTGACGGTGAACGGGCCGTTTTTTATTTGCTTTTGTATGCGGGCGTTTGCCCTCTGTAAATCGCCATAATGTATTCGTCCAACTGTTTGGGCGTTTCTGCGTTGTTCGTCGCTTCTGCGGCTTCCTTTGGGCGCGCAAGCATAACGACGCAATATGCGAAGAATATATGTAACTTTTTGAACATATCATCGAACCCTCCTGCGTATCTCTGCTTTGATGTTTGATTTGCACGCGGCGATCGCGGGTTGCTTGCACCCGTTCTTGTAATGCCTGCAGGGCGGCTTCCGCTCGACATCTGCGCGAAGTGGCGTTCCGTCGCAAGCGTTATCCGCTCCATATACGCAATTTGTCTTGACGCACGATTGCCAACGCCCGAACTGCGAAGCGGTCGTCTTTTCTATCATTTTCCGTCCCTCTCGATCCTTGATTTTTATATGAATGTTTTTTGCCGTCCGTCGGTCGGCGCGTATGCCTTGACGGCCTTTTCCAACTCCGCTTGCGCCCTGCGGGCTTCGGCGGGAAGTTCGACGGCGGTTGTTTTAATGGCTTTTAAAAGGAAATATGCGGCTTCCGCGATTTCGCGGCTTTTGCGTTCTGTTCTGTGCATTTGCGAACGGGTTTCGCTCTCCCTCTCGCTTGCCGCTCTCATATTGTCGTATTCTTCGGCGGTCATTGATACCGATACTGTAACCGCTCCGCGGGGCTTTCCCGCTCCCCGCAAGGCGTGCAAATGGTTTCGCACCGCGTCTTGCGTGCGGTTCATTTCTTCGGCGATCTGCGGAATGGTCTTGCGCTCGTTTTGGTAAAGACGAAGCAATGTTGCGTCTTCCTCTGCCGTCCAACGCGCGTTGACGATCGGCGCGGGCGATTTTGCTTCGAACTCAAACCCGCATTGCGGGCATATTGCTTTGCACATATTCAACCTCCTAAAAAATAATCGTTCTAACCTTGACGCGCGATTTTTTAAGCGTCGTATAGACACGCCGCAATTCTTCCGCGAACCACTTTTTATAGTGCGGCGAATTATAGTGCGTTTCGAATTCCGCGCCGCGGTATGGTTCAAGCGTCAAGGGTTGTCCACTTTTTCTTAATTCCTCTTTTATGTCAAGCGGCGGGCCTTCCGACAAGCACAGCCGAATGCAATGTGCAAGGGTGCGGCCGCTCTGCCTGTTCGAAGGAAGGAAATTTATTCTTCCGAAAATATATTCGATTTGATATTCCCGAAGCGGAAACCCGAATGCTTTGTTTATTTTGCGAATGGTTCGCCGCTCTTTTGTTCTTTTCCAAAGTTTTTTCAACATCGGGAATACCTCAACACACCCAATCACAGGCAATTCCCGTTACTTCGTTCAACTTCTGCTTGTCTGTGATAATAATTTCGTCGTTGTCGTCGTATTCGATCGCGGCAAGGATCGTATGACAAAGGTTTTTTAATTCCTTTGTTACGCGCTCCAATTCGTTGTCCGCTTTTATGGCTTCGGGTGTCAGCACTTCGCAAAGGCAATAATACCAACCGTTCACAATTTCTTTTATGTGTTCGACTTGCAATATTTTTCCGCTGTAATTTTGCAATTCCGCTTCTTTCAAGCGAATAAAAATGCTTTTATCGTGTGTTCGTACCATTTGAAACCTCCAATTCATCGCCGAAGCCGTCCCACCCGTCGCGGGTGTTGCGGGCGAATAATTCAATTTTGCTTGCGTCGGGGAACATATCTTCTAACATTTCATAAGCCGCGCGGGGCTTCTTGCTATGTATGCTAGAACCCTCCCGAATAATCGTCGAATACTTGCCGCGCCGCTCTTTGCGGGGCATAACGATTTTTCCGGGCTTGTAGAACCACAATAAATATTCCGTTTGAAATCTAACCGTGAAAGCGGGTGCAGGCCCGTTCAGTTTGTCCCAAATAATGCGGGCGTGCAACTTATATCCAAGCCGCGCCATAAATGCTTCGGCCGCGGGAAGGTATTTGTCTATACACCACATAAAGACATTGTGTTTTTCTTCGGTGTGATCCTGCAGGAAGTGTTCGTGGAATTCTTCAATATCCGCAAGCGGCATTGTGTGATAGTCAAGGGGTTTTCCGCTTGAATTCGGTCGAACGGCTTTCTTCCCCCCCTTCGCCTGCTCCCACGGGGGATCGGTGTAAACGATCGCATATTTTCCCGCGCCGCGGCTGATGTCCTGTATAACCATTTTTATACCTCCTTTTTCCGAATGGTCTTCGGGTCAACGATCATTACAGAATTGCAATTCCTGTCCATTACTTCGGCCGTAATTGCCAATTTGCCGTCGCGCACCCGATAAATAATGCCCGAAACGCATTTGCATTCAATATCGCCCATTGAAGCCATTTTCACGATAACGGGGAATTTGCCGAATAGGGCTTCTTTTAATTCTTCGTTGTTCATTTTGGCGCGCTCCTTTTCGAAAGTTCTTGCAAGCACTTATGAACCGCGGAAGCGCGGCGACCGCTTGCCGTTCCGTAAAAATGCGTTGGGTTCATCGAATACGAAATATCGTAAATCGCCTTCGGGTAGTCTATTTTGAAAAATACACACAAAAAGATAATTTCTTCGGCTGTCAGTTTGCACCCGCCGCGGGTTTTCCATTGTTCGAAATCCGCAAGCGTTTTTGCGTGCTGTTCTTCGACTTGTTTTGTGTTCACGGTCTGTCCTCCTTGTATGCGTCCACTTTCCATATATCGGCAGGGACAATATCAAAATACTTTGCGGCGATGTCGGGGAAACGCGCTTCGAACCGCTCCATTTCACGCCAACTTGAACCCTTCGCGCCGCCGTCGCGTAAATATGCCGCCGCGTCGTTTCCGTGCTTTTTGTGGCCCTCTTTTGTCATTCCACGACAAATTGCAAATGTTCGAAACGAAAGTTTTTTGAAGAATGCGGGTTGACAGCACCAAGAAGCAATGACCGCATAAAAGCGGGCAAGTTCACTTTTGTATATTCGTTCATATCTCATTATGTAAGGAAGAACGCCCAACCGCGCCAAGATCAACGCCCGTTCGAATGTGTCTTCGATGTCTTGCTTCCAAAAAACCGCGTCGTATTTTCCTGCGCGATCGTAGCCGCAAAATACATAAAACTTCATTTCGCGTCGAAAATCGGGTATTGTTCGATAAAGCATTTTCAACTTTTCGACGATCAACGGCTTGTCTGCTATGTTGTCAAATGCGAAAATGAATTCTTTTTCGTATTTCCAACCGTCAATTTCTCGCACGATGTCGGGGGTCAATAACCTTTCATCAAGCCCTTGTTTGAAACGAAAGCGTTTTCCGCTGTCCTTTATCGGCTGTATCAGTTCCCGCCAATTCTTGCACGCGAAGAAGTTATCGTCAAGAAGGCATATTTTCTTGCGCGTCGGGTCGTAGAATTCCGCAAGCGGGCTTGCAGGGAATGCGCGGGAATATTTTTCGTTTACACAGTTCGGGCATTTTCGGAAGCAACCGCGCGTTAAAAATCCGATCGAATAATCTGTGTAATATTTGAATTGCGCGGGTTTTGCGCCCTCTGCGATTTTTTCGGCGATCCAATCGTCGTATAAATGATAGTCGGGCATACTATGTTCGATTTCGCACGCAAGCGGGGGCGCGCTTTTGAAGAAAAAGCCCGTTCCTCCGTATTCGATGTTCGGACGCTTCAAAAATTCGTTATCCCTATACCAATCGGCGATCGTTTCGTCTGTCTTGCCTGTTTTGTCTTCGAGTTCGCCCGGTATTTCGGTATCGGTAAAAACTTTTGATATAAACACCTTGTCGAATGCGTCCAATTCTTCGTAATCGGTTTTCAAAGCAACGCTGTGTCCCTCTCGCTTGTAGAACGACGACAATTTCATACAAGCAAGGTTCGGGAAGCGGTGCGAATTCTTCCCGATAATATCAGCGTCAATTATTGCGATGTTCATTTCGCCCCTCCTGTTCCGTTGTGTCGAATATTGATATTTGTATCGGGGCGTGCCGTTGCCACTCGATAAATTTTTCGACCTCGTTTGCGATTTGTGTAAATGTTTTTTTGTGCGAAAAAAAATCCGAAGTTTTATTCGGTTCATCGGAAAAAACGATCAATTCCTCCCACAATTCGGGGTGGTTTTCTTTAGTGTGTGCAAGTTCGCTTATTCGTTGGTTCGGACAGAACCAACAACCACTTCGGCGCGCGATGTTATATATGGGCGACAACAAGCCGTATTCTTCGCACTTTCGACGCGCCATTTCTTCCGTGTAGCCGAATTTTTCAAGAAGGGAGGCCTGTCCCTTCGTTTTTTTCAATCTTTCAAGACGCGCTTCTTCGTCCTTTGCAATTCCCACATAACGCACGCATTCGTCGCCCAATTCTCGCAATCTTCGTTGTAGCGGTGCTGTTTTTTCTCGGTTCATTTTGCAATGCCCCGTTAGAAGCCACCCTGCATATTTTCCGATACGATCTTTGTGTTTGCTTTTTTGCACTTCGTGATAAAAATAACTCATATAATCGCGCTCGGAAGAAACGATTTCGACTTTATAACCCCAACTTTCAAACAACGGGATCGCATATTCGAAGATCCATTTTATATGTTCGGGGTGTTCTCCGTATATACCGCGTTTTCGATCGAACCAAACAAGGCTAATAATTATTAAGTCAATAGGCAACCCGTGTTCGTGTGCCAATATAATTGTTGCCGTGCTGTCTTTTCCACCGCTCCACGGGACGATGTGTTTCACGGCGCGTCGGCGGGGATTTCCGCGGGCTTTTTGCGCCCGCGGCTTCTAAAACTATTTTGCAAGGACAGTTCGGCAATCTCTGCGCTGTAACCGGGGCGCATATTGTCGTCATTGCTTCCCGTATATCCGCGCTTTAATTCTCTGTAAATCGTAGCGAAGCACACGCCCAAACGGGAAGCAATGACGACGGGGCGTTCTCCCGCGGCGTACAGTTCTTCGATTTTCTTTCGATCCTCAAAGGTTAAGTATTTGTATTCGTTCATCGCTCGTTCCTTTCGGCTTCCGTTGCCAAGTATTCTTCAATTCGTTTCTTTTCGTCCCCGTGCGGGCAATGCGCGCAATCCTCAATTTCGCAAGTCTTGCAATGCTTCGCGCGGAAAGCGTCGTCCCACGGGCCTTCAAGCACGGGAAGTTCGCAAAGGAATTCTGCCAACGCCTGCGGGGTCTTCGTGATTTTTTCAAAGTTGTTCATACTTTGCCTCCCAAATAAAAAATAAATGCGATCGGATTTGCCCGAAAATCGGGTCAAAAACCTTTCGCATTTATTGTATTATTTTTTAGTCCTCTTGTCAAGGGGTAAATGCGAAAAAGTTTGATTTTTAATTGTAAATAAATTATGAACCGCTCAAAATAGCCAACATTTCGCGTTGGAAATGGCTTTCCGATGTGTCATATCCAAATATCCCGCGCGGGTAATTATTAAGCCAATGTTGTATTTTGTCCATTTCCTCTTGCGGCATATCATCAAAATTCGTTCCCTTTGGAATGAAACGGCGTATCATTCTATTTTGTTTTTCATTGCTTCCGCGTTCGTAACTGCTGTATGGGTGGCAATAATATATCTTTGTGCGCGCGCCCTCTCCTATGCAAGATCGTTCCATACCTTCGCAATCGGAGAACTCCGAACCATTGTCAACCGTTATCGTCTTGAATACCATTTTGAAAAGCGAACCCATACGGCGTTCGATGTCGTCCAATGCGCGCACGACGCTTTCGGCTGTTCCGTCGGGTATGATGATTTGAATTTCCTGTCGGGTTTTCCGCTCCGTCAAAACAAGAATGCTTTTTTTGCTGACCTTCTTTTTTCCTTTTACTGTGTCCATTTCCCAATGCCCGAAGGTTTCGCGCGTTTCGATTTCGGCGGGGCGTTTCTCTATGCTGTCGCCCTTCGGCGGCCGCTTCGCTTTCACTTGTCTATAACCGCGCTTCTTTTTGCTCTTTTCGGGTAAATCTTTATTCGTGAGAAGAAGAAAAATTCCTTTGTCAATATAACTATACAGCGTAGGTGCGCTTATGGTAACGGAAAAATGCAAGTTCTTTCGTTCTATCTCTCCCAACACGGCCCGCGGCGAATATTTTTCGTTTACGATCTTGTCTTCGATGAATTGCGCCAATTCACGATCCGAACCTATTTTCAGCCCTGCGCCCTTTGCCCGCAAATTTGCTTGATAGCGCATTTCGGCAAGGTCGCAACTATAACGAATTTCGGTCGTCCAATCGCTGTTCAAGTGTTCATATTGCCCGCGCTTGATTTCGCGGTAAATCGTGCTTATATGCACGCGGATTTCCTTTGCAATTTGCTTCGGCGGCTTGCCCTCTCGCAACGCCTTTTCTATTTTCAGCCGATCGGTTTCCGAAAGATGTTTGAACTGTCTTCCCATAATATATTCCTCCAAGAAAAGCAAAAGCCCGCTTCGATGTGAAACGGGCTTGCAATCGTTATTGCTCTAAAAATTCTTCAATCGCTTTTTTGATTATTTGTGCCTGCGATACTTTTTCAGCGGCGCATTTTTCCTTGAACCTTTTTACCAAGTCTTTTGGAAGTTTGAATGCAAGTTGTTCATATACCTTGTTATTGTACCGCGCTTTTACCGCCGTCGAAGTGGTCGTCTTCCTTTTCTTTTCTTCTTCCATTGCTTCGCCCTCTCAAAACATTTCTTCTTTTTCGATATATTCCTTCAGTTCCGCTTCGGTTTCGCAAATGTCCTTTGACACTTGAAAATTCACCGACAGCGCGCCCGATTTCAAAACGACCGACCAATGCTTCGACCGCTCCGAAACTTCGTACATTTTGCCGTTTTTCTCAATAATCATCGTTCTTTCCTTTCTGCGGGGCTGTCGCCCCCGCTCGTTTTTATTGAAACAATTTGCCCGTTCGGATTGCTTCGCGCATATTGAACGAACCACCGATCATTGCGTACGGCTTGCCGTCCACAAAAAGCGTCATATTTTCAATGTATGCGCGATCGGTAACAATTCGGCGCGTAATTTTTCCGTTTTTGTCGTAAAGAAATTTCATTTTCAAGTTCCTTTCTTTTGCCGGGGTAATTGACAAACCCCGTTTTTTGTGATATAATAGGACTTACGGGCGGGGCTTTCGCCCCGACCCTGCCTTGAAAGCGTTACTTGCTTTCTTTGGTTGCCTTGCTCGGCTTCTGCTTTTTGACGGTGATTGTAACCTTTATGCTTTCCACGGCTTCGTTATTTTCAACCGCCTTTGCGATGTCTTGCAAGGCTTTTACTATGTCCTTCGTGCTTTCCATTTTCTCACCTCCTTTCTGTATATATTATAACATACTTCTATCAGTATGTCAAGGGGTTTTTGAAAAAAAGTTGAAAAAATTTCAAAAAAATTTGCCGGGGCGGCGCGGCCTCGGCAATCCTGTTTTTTATTCAAGCCCCAACAGCCAAAGAGGGGACACCCGCAAGCATTTAGCAAGCACAATAATTTCGTAATCGGTAACAAAGCGCGTCCCGATTTCAATTCGGCTTATGCAATCGCGTTCCAATATAACGCCTTCAATCTGTAACCGCGCCGCCAAGTCGGATTGCGAAATGCGTTGTTTCTGTCGCGCTTCCCGCACGCGATCGCCGCAAATATTCTTTTTGCCGTTATAGTCGTAAATTTTCATTATAGCATTTCACCCCCGCTTATATTATAAACTTTGTGTTAATGTTCGGAAATATTCTTGACTTTACCACAAAAACGCGATATAATTGTGTTAAAGATAAGAAATGCGAAAAAATGAAACAGTTTTTTCACAAAATAGGAGGAATTATGAAGAAAAAATCAAAAAAATTCATCGTCGGCGCGGTTCTGTGCGTCGTGGGCATTATCGGGCTTTTGGGTCTGTTTTCCGATACAGGCGACAAAGGGTTGCTTGCTGTTGGTAGTATAGCGTTGATCGCCGCGGGGGCTGTGCTTTTGTTTCTCGATAAGAAGAACGGCGGCAAGGAAGCACCTTCGGCCGAAACCAAAGCCGATATATACGCGCAAGCCGAAGCGGCGCGAAAGAATAACGAATATTTTTCATTCCGCGTCGCGGGCGTTACTTATAATAACGGACGCAAAAGCCGTCAAGCGATTTTGCGGAAAATCAAATGGGGCGACGAACCCTTCGGCGAATTCGTGCAATGGACGGTCGAAAAATACGACTTTGAGGGAAGCCCCGCTGTCGGCGTTTACGCCAACGGCGAACAAGTCGGCAATGTCCCAAAAGATAAATTGCCCCACGTTCTCGATTGTTGGGACAGAATAAAAAGCGTTTACCACGCCGAAGTGTACGGCGGCGGGACGGACGACAGCGGAAGCCCAATGAACTTCGGGTGCGAAATTACTCTGTGTATAGGCAAAGACGAATAAAAAACAAACGGCGGGAAATGCTCCCGCCGTTTGTTTTTATCTTCGATTATGTTTTCACTTTCCGTCGGGGTTGCCGCCTGTGTCGTTCGTCTTATGGACATTTACGGCCGCCGCGTCGCGGGTTGCTTCCGCGCTGTTTGTGGGCGCAATAACCTTCCCCGTTTCCTGTTTAAGGTTAATTTTGGATAAGTCTTCGCCATTCTCTGCGGCTTTCATCAACTGCTTGAAAATCTGATTTGTTCCCGTAGCCGCAAGGCCCGAAACCGCGCCCGAAATAATCGCCGCTGTCAAAGACGCTGTGCCGATGAATTCGGGAAGCACATAGAACATTCCCGCCGCAAGAAGTGCGCCAAGCGCGCACGAAATGAGGGGAAACCACTTGCCGTCGATTTTGGTTGCTTTGATCGCCGTAATTGCTACATAGCAAATAACAACGATAACGGGGATTGCTGAATAGTTCAACATTTCTTTTTCCTCTTTTCTTTTTTGATTTTTTATAATGTGCCTTTCGGCATATTACCGCTTTTTGGTTCTTCCGTCGGCAGGGCCATAACTTCGTTATAAAGGCCCGTTGCGACATCGTTTCCGTGCAATGCGTGATATGCCGCATATTCCCGTCTTAACGCTTCTTTTGCGTATAGCGGGCAATATCTGCGGTCAATCCACTTTTCATATTGCCGTATGATCTCGGCACGGAGGAGGCATTGCACGCCGTTTTCCACCGCTTTTTCGCGCTTGTGTTCCTTTTTCCACAGCGCGATCAAAGTTCCCGCAAGGGAAACAAGCGCGCCACATACAAAGGTAACAAGCCATTGTGTGAAATACTGTAACGCCATTTATTCGTCCTCCGAAGGGGGCTTCGGGAACTCTACCGAATACGGGAAGCCGGGCTGTGCGGGAATGTCGCGCAACGCCTGTCTGTACTTCGCCCACGCGCCGCCGATTGCGCTTGCAAGGCCCTTCAAGAATTCAAGCCAAGACGCAAAACTCGTTCCCGTGGACGGGGAAAGATTGATACGATCAAGGCACATTCTTTCGTCGGACGCTTTCAAGAGCGCGTCGCGTTTTGCGCGCACTTTTGCGGCAAGTTCTGCATACTCTGCGTTTTTGGCCGCCGTCAACCACGCGTCAGCGGTTTTCTTGACATTCTCCAAAAGGTTTTCGCGGAACGGAACGGGGGTTCTGTATTCGTCGTATGTATAGACGATTTCGCCGTCGCGCTCCTCCTCGATAATGTTTTCGCGGAGAACAACCTCCGCAATGCCGTTCGCGCAAATGTCAACCGCCACCGCTTCGGGCTTGATGTTGCTTTCTGTCTTCATCGCTTATTATCTCCTTTAACTTTTTGATGTTTACAAAGGGCTTTATATATCGTTCGTAATATGTGCGTGAATTGCTGTGATATATCCACCCTAAATAACTTAATATCGCCCGTGCGTCGCGCACGGTTGCTTTGCCTTTTCGATACATCTTCGAAATTCTGCGGCGTATTCGAAGCGCGTTTCTTCGGCGCAATGTTGTTCTGTCCCTGTAAAACCGAAAGCCCAAAAAGTCGATAGGACGCGAACCAACTTTGAAAACTTGCCAATTTTCCTTCAGCGTCAGCCCCAACGGCTCTATATATTCGGCGATCAATTTTCGGACTTTGTGCAACTGCTTTTTGTTCGCCCCAAATAGCACCATATCGTCCATATACCGCATATAATACTTGATGTGCAGGCGTTCTTTTATGAAGTGATCCAACCCTTCAAGATAGAAATTCGCCCACCATTGCGAAGTGTAATTGCCGATCGGCAAGCCCGCTTCGTGGCTGTCGATAATTGTATCAATCAGCCAAAGCGCGTTTTCGTCTTTGATCTTCGTTCGAAACTTGCTTTTCAAAACGGAAGTGTTTATATGCGGGTAATATTTCTTGATGTCCAATTTCAAGCAATATTTTGTGTTCTTGCGGTCGCGCCGCAACCACCGTTCAATGTATCGTTTGCCGTAGTGAATACCGCGACCCGGTATGCTTCCGCAACAAAATTCGTACATACCTTTTCGCAATATCGGTTCTGTTACTTGCATTATGGCCCAATGGACGATTTGATCGGGATAAAATGCAGGGCAATAGATCGTGCGTTCCTTTTGGCTTGCGCCGTCCTTGATAACGAATTCGCGGTACGGTTTCGGCCTGTAAGTTTTTGTGATAAGCATTTCGCGCACCGCTTCGGCGGCTTGCTGTTTATGCTCCAAAATGTTATTGACAATGCGGCGGCTTTTCTTTCCGCGTGCGGCATTGTTGATTGCCCGCGATATGTTTTCAATATCGCATATTTGTTCGAATATAAATCCGACACGCTTCATTTTTCGGCCTTCTTTCTTATATCTTC